CTTCTTGGCCGTCAGTCGTTATTGCAACTATCTGGTCCGTAGTGAAGTCTGAGATACGCTGCAGCTCGTTCAAGAATACTTGGCGTCTTTCCGTAGCCGACTGCAAGGTTGCAGTCGTTGCATAAGAGTCCGCGCACTTTCCCTGTGTCGTGGCAGTGGTCAATACAGAGCTTCCCGTTCCAGTGGGCACGGGTGTTTTTCTCAGAAGGTTCTTGGCCGCAGACATCACACCGATTGCCCCGTTCTGCAACCATTTGGTCGTAATGGCTAGCCGTGATGCCGTAGCGTGATTTGATCCGCTTTGCTCTTCTGTACTCAGCGGTGTAGGCGGCACGATGACGGGTAAGGGTGCGGATTTGTTGATCATTGACGATCCGCACAGTGAGCAAGAGGCTGCTTTGGCGGTCGGGAACCCGTCTGTGTTTGATTCTGTGTATGAGTGGTACACGTCGGGACCGCGTCAGCGTCTGCAGCCGGGTGGTGCCATCGTGGTTGTAATGACCAGATGGTCCAAGAATGACCTGACAGGTAGGATTTTGAAGGGCGCGGGGGAGTTAGGGCGGGAAGATGAGTGGGAGGTGATTGAACTCCCGGCAATCATGCCGTCTGGAAAGCCTCTGTGGCCTGAATTTTGGTCGCTGAAGGAGTTGGAAGCGCTGAAAGAGGAGCTTCCGCCCTCGAAATGGAACGCTCAGTACCAGCAAAACCCCACTTCTGAGGAAGGAGCCATCGTAAAACGTGATTGGTGGCAGATTTGGGAGGCTGATAAAGCGCCAAGTTGTGATTTTTTGATTCAATCTTGGGACACGGCGTTCACAAAGAAGGAAAGATCTGACTATTCTGCGTGTACGACGTGGGGAATTTTCTATAAAGATGAAGATAAGAATGATGCGAACATCATTTTGCTTGATGCTTTTCAGAAACGGATGGAATTTCCTGAATTAAAGGATAAAGCGATTGAGCATTACAAGGAGTGGGAGCCGGATGCGTTCATTATTGAGGCGAAAGCGGCTGGCGCTCCGTTGGTTTATGAGTTGAGGAAGCTGGGGATACCTGTGAGTGAGTACACGCCGGTGCGTGGGACGCGGGCGGCACCGAATGACAAGATATCGCGGGTGAATGCGATCTCGGATTTGTTCAGAAGTGGGAAAGTATGGGCTCCGGATACTCGCTGGGCGCGGGAAGTGATGGAGCAGATGGCGGCTTTTCCTAATTCTGATCATGATGACTTGGTGGACTCGACTACGCAGGCGTTACTTAGGTTTAGGCAAGGGGGCTTTCTGAGGTTAGACTCGGATGAGCGGGATGAGATGCCCAATTTCCGCCGTAAAGGTGGGTTTTACTAAGGATTCAACATGGCTACCAACTTTGACCGTGCGCTTGAGCCGATGGATACCGCCCTGATGGGGGATGAACCGGCTATTGAGATTGAAATTGAGAATCCTGACGCGGTGACTGTCGGGATGGGTGGGTTGGAGATTACGCTGGAGCCTGATGGCGAGACGGCGGAGGAGTTTGACTCCAATCTGGCGGAGTTCATGGACGAAAATGAACTTCAGTCCTTGGCCTCTGAGCTTATTTCGCTGGTGGATGCGGATATCAACTCTCGCAAGGACTGGACTGAGACCTATGTCAAGGGTCTGGATGTCCTGGGGATGAAATATGAGGAGAGGACGGAGCCGTGGTCTGGGGCGTGTGGGGTGTATTCGCCGCTGTTGACTGAGGCGGCGGTGAGGTTCCAGTCAGAGATGATTGTGGAGACTTTCCCGGCAGCAGGCCCGGTAAAGACTCAGATCATTGGCGCTATCGACAGGCTGAAAGAAGAAGCAGCCGAGCGTGTCAAGGACGATATGAACTATCGCCTGACCGAAGAGATGATTGAGTACCGACCGGAGCACGAGCGGCTACTGTTTAGCCTGGGCCTCAGTGGGTGCGCGTTTAAAAAGTTGTATTACGACCCGGCGATTGGGCGGCAGACGGCGATTTTTATCCCTGCTGAAGACATGATCATGCCCTATGGGGCTAGTAATATTTACAACGCCGAGCGCGTCACGCATGTGATGCGCAAAACCAAGAACGACGTTAAGAAACTGCAGGTTGATGGGTTCTATAAAGAAATAGAACTAGGTGATCCGGTCCATTTCTTTTCTGATATTGAAAAGAAAAAAGCCGAAGAGCAGGGCTATACGCTCAATGAAGACGACCGGTACCAGATCCTGGAGATCCATGCTGAATGGAACATGCCAGGGTATGAAGATGAGAACGACGTGGCGCTGCCGTATGTGATTACGATTGAGCGCGGCACACAGAATGTTCTGTCGATTCGGCGTAACTGGAACGAGGACGACCCGCAGAAAAAGAAGCGCCAGCACTTTGTTCAGTACAACTACATCCCCGGCTTTGGGGCATACGGCCTAGGTTATATCCACTTGATCGGTGGATACGCCCGTGCGGGCACCAGCATCATCCGGCAATTGGTAGATGCCGGTACGCTTTCTAATCTGCCGGGTGGCCTGAAAGCACGTGGGTTGCGGATCAAGGGCGATGACACGCCGATTGCTCCGGGAGAATTTAGGGACGTGGATGTCCCTTCCGGGGTGGTCCGTGACAACATTATGCCGCTTCCGTACAAGGAGCCAAGCCAAGTTTTGGCGGCTTTGTTGGAGCGGATTACGGAAGAAGGCCGACGGCTTGCGGCTATTGCTGATCTTAAGGTCAGTGATATGTCAGCCCAGGCTCCGGTGGGCACGACCCTGGCAATCTTGGAGCGGCAACTCAAGACGATGTCAGCGGTTCAGGCGCGGACTCATGCCAGCCTGCGCATGGAGTTCAAACTCCTGAAGGCCATCATCAGGGATTACCTGCCGCCGGATTACTCTTATGTCCCTGATAAAGCAGTTCCCAGGGCAAAGCAGGCGGACTACGACATTGTTGAGGTAATCCCGGTCAGTGACCCGAACGCGGCCACGATGGCGCAGCGGATCATGCAGTACCAAGCGGCGCTGCAGTTGGCACAGGGCGCACCGCAGATCTACAACCTGCCCAAGCTCCATCGACAAATGTTGGATGTATTGGGGATCAAGAACGCGGATCAGTTGGTGGAGCTACCTGAAGACCAGAAACCGCGAGACCCGGTCAGCGAAAACATGGGCGCTCTCAAGGGAGAGCCAATGAAAGCGTTTATCTATCAGGATCACGACGCACATATCGCAACCCATACGGCGTTCATGCAAGACCCAATGATTGCGCAAACCATTGGACAAAACCCAATGGCTCAGCAAATCATGGCCTCCATCCAGGCTCATATTGCTGAACACCTGGGCTTCTCATACCGCAAACAGATTGAAGAACGCCTCGGCGCACAAATGCCTGCGCCTAACGTCACGCTGCCGGAGAACATGGAAGTCCAGTTGTCACGCCTCGTGGCCCAAGCCGGTCAACAGTTGACCCAGGCACACATGCAACAGGCAGCACAACAGCAGGCTCAACAGCAAGCTCAAGATCCGCTAATTCAAATGCAGCAGATGGAACTGCAGTTGAAGGCAGAGGAGTTGAAGCGTAAGGAAGCTGATAGCCAGCGTGACTTCCAGATTGCTCAAGGAAAGCTGCAGATTGAGCAAGCGCGTTTGCAGTTGGAAGCGCAGCGTAACCAGGGTGAGCCGCCAGAACTTAAAGCGATGAAGGCCCAGCAGGAACTTCAACACAAAGAGCAAGCTCATCAGCAAAAGTTGCGCCAGCAAATGGAGCAAAGTGCAATGAAGCTGCGGCAACAAGCAATTCAATCGGCGCAAAGTAAAGCGAAACAAAATAAACCTAAGGAGTAATTTATGGGAGCCACTGCGTTTGACGTGGTTTTGAAAGAACTTGAAGAGCGGCGCGATGATATTGCGCAGGCTCTTATCTCAGGTGCGGCAAAAGATTTCCCTGAGTACCGGGCATTGTGCGGCGAGATCCGAGGTCTATCGTTTGCGCATTCCTTTGTTAACGACCTCGTGCGAAAACTGGAGCGATCTGATGAGTGAAATTCTTCTTGCTTCTACAGAAGATTCAAACCCCACCGTACTACCTGAAACTGCTGAAGAAAAAGCCCGACAAGTCCCAGACCCTGTGACTTATCACATCCTTTGCGCTCTTCCAAAGGCTGATGAGAAGTATGAATCTGGAATCGCCAAAGCTGGACAAACGATGCACTTTGAAGAAGTGCTGTCGCCTGTTTTGCTGGTGATCAAGATGGGTCCGGACGCATACAAAGATCCCCTGCGGTTCCCGAGTGGGCCGTCCTGCAAATTGGGGGACTTCATTCTTGTGCGGCCAAATACAGGAACCCGCATCAAGATTCACGGGCAGGAATTCCGGATCATCAATGACGACAGCGTAGAGGCTGTGGTTCAAGATCCGCGTGGCATTCAAAGGGGTTAAACATGGAAGCATTTAAGTTCCCGCACGAAACCGAAGCGGAAAAGGAAAAGCCCGCTGAGGAAGAAAAGATTGAGATTGAGATCGAGGGTGAAGAAAAGCCCGAAGTTGAGGTAGTTGATGACACGCCTCCTGAAGATCGCAATCGCAAACCGATGAAAGAACCTCCGGAAGAGGTGACGGATGAGGAACTGCAACAATATTCCGAAGGCGTCAAGAAGCGAATTCAGCATTTCTCCAAGGGATATCACGAGGAGCGCCGCGCAAAAGAGGCGGCGATGCGTGAGAAAGAAGAGGCTTTGCGTCTCGCGCAGTCTCTGATTGAGGAGAACAAAAAGCTCCAAAGTTCTGTTGGACAAAACCAAACTGCGCTTCTGGAGCAGGCCAAGCGAGTAGTTGCTGTAGAGCTTGACAAGGCCAAGCAGAAGTACAAGCAGGCTTATGAATCAGGTGATTCAGATGCTTTGGTTGCAGCGCAAGAGGAATTGACTGCCGCAAAAATCAAAGCAGACCGAGTCAATAACTTTAAGCCGCCTGTTGCAAAACCGGCAGCGCCTGTGTTACAAACTCCCCCGAAGCCGCCAGAACCGGTTGTCGAGGTTGATCCTAAAGCCCGTGCGTGGCATGACGCCAATCCGTGGTTTGGGCCTAACCGGAAAATGACAGCGTTGGCTCTGGCAGTGCATCAAGACCTTGTGGAGAACGGAGTAAGCCCAAACAGTGACGAGTATTATCAGAAGTTAAATTCTGAAGTACGGCAAGTGTTTCCAGATGCGTTTCCCTCTGAGAAGCCTGCAAAGAAGTCTAATGTTGTGGCACCCGCTACCCGCAGCACAGCGCCTAAGAAAATCGTGCTGACACAAACACAGGTCAATCTCGCCAAAAGGCTAGGCGTCCCCTTGGAGGTCTATGCCAAACAGGTTGCGGAAGAAATGAGGAAACAAAATGGCTGAACGTACTCCCCGAGATCAAGAAACTCGTGCTAAGGCAGAGCGTCCTAAGCAGTGGATGCCGCCAACTGCGTTGCCAGATCCGAACCCGGAACCCGGTTATGCGTTCCGCTGGATTCGTGTCAGTACGCTGGGGAACAATGACCCTGGCAATGTTTCTTCAAAACTCCGCGAAGGCTGGGAGCCTGTCAAAGCAAGTGAGCATCCTGAGATTCAAACTATGGGGACTGGTGCAAGCCGCTTCCCAGACAGTATTGAGATCGGTGGACTCATCTTGTGTAAAACCCCAGTCGAGTTTGTTGATCAGCGAAACTCTTTCTATCGGCAACAAGCTGATGGGCAGATGTCGTCTGTAGACAACAATTTCATGCGCGAGAGTGATGCGCGAATGCCGCTATTCAAAGAGCGGCGTTCTGAAGTATCATTCGGACGCGGTTCCTAATTTAAGGAGTCTTAAATGGCTTACCCTACCGTGAATGGGCCATACGGCCTGCTCCCGACCAACCTAACGGGTGGTCAGGTGTTCGCGGGTTCTACCCGCATGATCCCGATTGCTAGCGGTTACAGCGAAA